CCGGCCAAAACGCACGGCAAGTTCGCTGTTGTGGGTCGCTTCAATGGCCTTGGTTCGCGGATCACGGCCCATGAGATAGGCAGGCAAGAGATAAGACGCGAACTCAGATTTCGTGTGCCGGGGCGGCATGTTGATGATCAGCCGCTTCAGGCTTCCCTTTGCAATCCTGTCGAAAGCTGACGCCATCTTCGAGTGGTGAGGACCAAGGACCGCGGCCGGCCAGACGTACTTCACGAAGTCTAGGAAGTTGTTCCTGGCGCGTTCTTGCGCCTCAAGCTGCGAGAGCCTGAGTTCCAAACGAAGACGTTCCGCTTCTAACTCTTCAGGGATCAGATTTGACATAACGCGACTCTCTTAAGACTTTACTTTAAGTTTGGATCCACGTGAAACCATGATCCACGGGAGTGCAGCAATCATAAATCAAGGGGGTGGGTTTCTGGAACAGAGCAGGCAAGGTCAATGCTGGCCGGAAAAGGGGACCCAATTCTGTTCCAAGCAGCATTTAGCGTGTGAAATCGGGCCAAGGCCTGCGCAGCTCGCGACCCGGCCTGTTTTTTGGCCCCCGGTCCTCGGGCCTGGGTTCTCGGGCCGTGCGCCTGGGGCCCCGAACCGCGTACCAGGGAGCTCGACCAGGGAGCTCGGGCGGTTCGGCCGGAGCTCGGGCCACGTACCAGGGAGCTCGGCGCGTGAGCTCCTGGGCCGTGAGCTCCTGGCGCGTGTTTGCATGTACATGCAAACACGGGGAGCGGTTACCGGGCCGCGATACACGGGCCACGGATCAGGGCGAAGGCCCGCGAGTCGAGCGGCCAAGCTTGAGCGGCCTGGGCGAAGGGCGGGCGGCCTGGGCGAGCTCGGGCGGCCGGCCTAAATCGCGATACCTAGGCGAAAAAAAGCCCGCCGAGAGGGCGGGCCTGAGAGAGGAAAAGCGCTCCCGAGACTATGGGAAAAGAGCTCCCAGGGCATGCAATGCGATCAGGGCCAGGGCCGCACCGGCCACGGCCCCGCCGACGATATTGGCATCCGGTTTCATGCCGCCACGAGCTCGAGCAGTTGGCCGGCCTCGGCCTCGAACGCTACCCGCTCGGCCTGGTGAGGGATTGTCCGAGCGTAGGCAGTCGCGCCGGTTACCGCATCGAAAATAGTCTCGATCGGGCGGCCCTCATCCAAGACGTGCGCGTGCTCGATTCTCTTCGCGATTCTCGGCCCGAACCGTTTAGCCAACCAGTCGCTGGCCCGATCAAGTTTCGAGCTCTGAGCGGCCAGGATCGTTTCCCTGGTAACCGACTCAGTCGCATTCGCATAGGCAACCAGGGCGGGCCGAATTTCCTCGAGGAAACGGTCCGGAGCGCTGGCGGTATGCCGAATGCTGATCTGGGCGAGCTCTTGAGCTCCCCAGACGATTCGATTCGCGCAAACGAAATCGAATAGGAAAGCTTTCAGGGCCAGCGTGCCGCCCCCGACTTCTGAATTCGTAAGGAAAAACCCGCGCGCCATTGTGCCGGCCTGGCCGTCACGCCGATTCGGGACAGTTATCCGATTGTCTTCGTCAGCCAGGAAAACAAAGAAATCACGGTCGCCGCCGAACAGTGTCGTATTTTCTTTCGTGACACTCTCGAGGCGCTGGCCACGAATACCCGGCACCCGCCAGTCGCCCGATACGCCGTCTCCGAACCGATCAATCAAAGCCGCAAGCACGTCCGAGTCCCAGATTCGACCATAGCGCGGCCCGGTAGCGGCCCGCAATTGCACGCTATCGTCGGCACGGGTGAGGAGCACTCCAACATCCTCAACGTCCCGAGTTTGTAGGCCAAAATCGATACAGTCGGCGGCCAGGGGGGCGGGCAAGTCGCGGAGATATCCGGCCGGAGCTCCGGCAAGGTTCGCGAGCTGGCCGAAAGACCAGTGAGTCGGCGCGACTTCGTGGCCGGACGGCCCGATAATGGCCAGGCCGTTGCCTGAATGAACGGCCGCGCAACGAAGGGCCCGCGAGCTCACGATTGAGGCCTTGCTGATAGCCCGGCGGGCCAGGGCGGCCGCATGCATTTCGGGCAGGGACGTGAAACGCTCTTCGGCCGGACGGGTTGCCCACTGTTTGTTCGCTTGCATGAGTTCCATTTTGCATTCTCCATTCTGGTTACCGGGCCGCCGGTTAGGCGGGCCGGGCGGGCCGAATTGGCCCGCAATCGAGACACTAAATAAAAAAAAGTAAGCCGTCAAGCGCGGCCGATATCGCCGACAACATGGTGACGCAACATCGAACCGGCGGGGAGGGAGCGCGCGAACCGAACCAGGGCGGCCGAGTCATCGGCGGCCCCGCCGGCCCGCGTGGCTTCCCATTGCAATCGAACCGGGCCCAGCTCGCCATAGCACCCGCCCGCCGTATCCTGGCCGACCAGGGCCCGACGTGAACCGTGCGCGACGAAGACGACCACGTAGTCACGATCGGCCCGCGCGCATAATGGGCGGCCTTTCCCGCAATTCTCGCAATTGACGCGATCGCTGGTTTCGGCCGGGCAACGAAGAAAGCGGACCCCTTCAATTCGGGCGGGCCAGCGCTCGGCCGAGTCGGCCGGAGCGGCCAGGGTAGCAGGGCGGCCCGATCGAACGGCCGCCAGGGCCTGGGCGGGCGAGTCGCACGAAGCATTGATGACGGTCTCCCCCTTGGCCGGCACGGGTAAGAGCTCGGCCGGAAAGTGCGAATAGGTCCAAGCTTGGCCGCCTGGCGGCACGGCCTTGCGCAAGGCCTGAAGGTAGCGCTTATCGATAAGCCTGGCCGCGTGCTCTCCGTGCGGGTTCAATGCGCACGAGCTCGGGCAGGTCGCGAACGCGTGATGCGCACCGGCGCGGTAAGTGACTGCGATCGGTCCGGTCTTTCCGTTGCCTGATTTTGTGACGGTCTTCAGCATGGCGGCCCCCTCACTTATCCGACGAAGAAAAGCGGCCGAGGCCGGGCGCGCGGTATGCGAGCGGGGCCCCCGTCCAGTCGCGAGCGATCGGTTCGGCGTTCGGGGTTTCCTGGCGGGCGAGCTCGAGCGTATCGATAGCGTGCGCAATCTGCATGTCGAGCACCGCGTGCGCAATCTCCCAAAGGGAGACAAGCCCGGCCCCCTCATACAAGGGTTTCTTAACTTCGGCCGATGCGGCCAGCAAAAGACCGTGCGCGGCATTATCGCGACTGGCCCCTGCGACAAGTTCGCGCACGGCCGCAATACGGGCCGGTTCAGTCGAGCGATCGTTGAAAATTGCGACTGCTATCTGGTGCGAGTCCATGGTTTCCCTTTCTCTCTTTCTCTCGGCGGCCACGGAATGCGGCCGCACAATCGGAAGCATACTTGGCTATTTTGAAAAAAGCAAAGCCCGGCACGCGGCCGGGCTCGAGCGGGGCCAGGCCGCCGGTTAATCGTCGGCGCCCCCTTGCGCCATGCGGCGATAGCGCTCGATCAGATCAGGCCAGCCCGCCAGAATTCGCGCGCGATTATCTGAGTCGCCTGCCCAGTACGCAGTGGCGAGCGCGGCAGCAAAGCTGCCGCCGATCCGCGCCATCAGGCGCACGGCCGCGTTGAGCTCCTCGTCATCGCCTTGAACTTTTACAAATTGCAGGCCAAACACGCTCGGAAAGTATTCGCCGCCGGCATGCGTAAACACGCGGCCAGTCGAGCCTGGATGATGGGGCGGCCGCGCGTCAACTATCGTTGCAAGCCCTCCGCGAAAGCTCACGGCCTCGAGCGGAAGCTCGACGGGTTGCCCTTTTTCGGTTTGAAGTTCCCATTGCATGGCAAAGCCTCCTTTCAAATTGAAAGCTTGACAGTGTTCTCGCTGAAAAACTCGGATATCGCGCTCTCGAGGTCGATATTCTCGGCGATCGTCTCCAGGTCGAATTCCTCCGCGAGCTCGGACATATCGACAGCACTGACTATCTCGCTGTAGTCCAGGACTTCGGACCAGTCCACGCATTCGAGCAGATCAGGTAATGAAATATTGCCTGCGATCGTGCGGAGCTGCGAGTCAGTCAGGAAGCCCGCGAGCTCCTGAACCGAAGCCCGTTCAATCGCCTGCCCTTCGGGCCTGTCCCGCAGCATCCGAATTTCACCCAGGGCCCCGTCCAGCAGGCGGCCTTGCGACTCGAGGGCCTGCTCGAGCTGGACAATGCGCAAGCGGAACGGCTCATTTAGTTGCGAAACGTAGTCGCAAAGCGCCTTCGAGAAAATCAGATTCAAGTCCATGGTGCACCTTTCTCTCTTTCTGGTTGAAGCCCTTCAACTGAGGGCCAGACTCAATTGCAGCACGAAATCAAAACCAGTGTCAAGTGCTACCTTCTTCGGTTGCCTGTCATCGCCTGGATGATGCCATGCCATATAAGAAACAAAGCCAGTTTTCCTATCTCCCGCCATGTCCGATGCTGCGCAGCACGGCGGGCCTCTTCGTCAATCTCCTTTCTTCTCTTCTGGTTCTCAATCGCGTCTCGGATATGTGGTGGCCAACGAACAGGCTGTTTCACATTCCCATGCCCTGCGGAATTTCTACATCATCCCCCAGTTTGCTGGCAACGTAACAACGCATGGCAGCGATGAGTGGCGCAGGTCCAAACGCCTGCCGACCATCCTTCCACCACGACGCCATCCAATCCTTCTGTTGGTAATGCCACACGCCGATCCTCTCCCGCTCAATAATCGGCCCACCTTGTGCCCAGTTAGTTGATGGGTTGAAGCGCCCGCCCATTGACATCAGCAAGCATTGAGTTATTCCGTCGTCAATGTACTCAACGGACACCCCTTCACACTTTGCCACCGCCCAGTCAAGAGCGGCACCGGTTAGTTCAGATGTTTTCATTTTCTTTCTCACTTTCTGATCTCCCCCGAGCACCATTGCCCGAGGACGAATCGCAACTCTAACCGTCAATCGGTTCGCCTGTCAACAGGCAATGTTTAAGCATCGGCCACTGTACCCCCAGCCACGGCCATCGGGCCAGCGGCTCGGCCTTTACGCCCAGCTTGTGCACGTCCATGATTTGGTCACCACCATACACCAAGAGCTCGGACTCTTTACGCTTCCCGACAGGCGCATACAGCACCAGGACAAAGGTCGGGCACCGCATGTCCGCGTGCTTCAAATGAAAGGCGATCTGATGCGGCGATAGATTTACCTTCAGCCCCCTGCTGACAACCTTGAGCTCTACCATCACAAACTCGCCCGAGCGCTTGAACGCGATCAGGCAGTCAGGGATGCCGAGGCCTACCCTACTTTCGATTCGGGTTAAATGGCAATCGGACGCTGAGAGGTTGTCTCTCAGCCGCCGATACAGGGCGCTTTCTGGCTTCGCTGGCATCGTCCCCTTCTCCTTTGCTTTCAAGCGCTCCTGGAGCCTCCTGGAGGCCTTCGGGGGCGTCTTCAACCGGGTCGGTATCCGGCAGCTCTCGCACGTCAACGCTCTCGCGCACCTGATCAGGCGTGATATCGATGATCGGGCCGCCATTGCCGCCCCCGTAGAGCTTTTTGATCTCCTCCAGCTTGCGCATGACCTCCTCCTTGCTCATGGAGTCGATCGTGCCGTGCCTGATCTCCTTGCGGTCGATGTAAATCGTCCCAAGAGCCTGCCCGCGCCTGTATTCGGCCTGGACGGCCGCACCGTACGCTCCCGCAGCCAAAGCCTGATCCCTGATCACCTGCAAGTCCCGCATGTGCCGCTCATACGTGGTGCCGTACTTCTCGCCCAGCTCCCTGCGCCGCTCCTGGATCGCAGCCACGATATGCGGGCTCTTGTCCGGATCCGTGAGCTCTCTTGCCCTGGCCCTTGCCCAGGTCTCAGCGTAGCCGGCTCGTAAAGCCGCCTCCTTCAGGGTAACGTGCCCCTCGCCCGCGACAAACTCTTCAACAAACTTCCATTCCTGCGGACTCAATACCTTAGGTTTGACAACTTTGACTGGCCGGTTGATGCGCTCTTCAACACGATCATCACGGCGACCTAACTTCTTGCCCGCCATAAACTGCCCATCTCTTGATGGCATCACCGGCCTCCCTACTCAGCAATCAGCTAACACGCCAGAAGCGCCAGCCATTACCCACCCGCCGACAGGCGAACCTGTGGCCACTACGTTTACCGTAGGAGTACGCGGCCGCACGTGCGTTCTTCAGCCTGTCCTCTTCGGACACAACAAAGCTGTCACCGACCTCCATGAACCGGAACGGATAAACAGACCCAGACTGTCGGCCTTCAGGCAGCGGTACACCCTTCTCGATCTCGAACATCACCTTTCTCCTCTATGGCAACCCAGGCAGGATTGCCAGGGCAGGGCTCTATCCTACCTCAACTGGCCACCTTTCGGCATTTTCGCAAATCCTATATAGGCCAAAGAATGAAATCTCTTTGAGTATGTAAAAAACCCTCCAACGATTCCCAGAAGAAATTACACCATTACACCCTATAAAAACACCGTAAGTCCATTTAACCTATTGATTTAAATCAGTTATTACACCATTACATCATTTTTTATAAAAAGAGTAGCTCTAAGCGAAAGCATTCTCCTGGGAAGGTTTACTGTTTCGCCCCGTAAGCCCGTGGTCCGTGATCCGTGACCCCCGCCCCATTCCCCTCCCTCCCCGCTCCGCGCCCCTTGCATTCCCTCACGCTAAGCGCTACACTACCGCCATGAGCGCTACTCCACCACCTCACGTCCTCGAGCACATGAAACACATGTTCGAGTATTCCCCCGCCGGCATTGGCGCATTGATTTGGCGGCACGGCCGTTACCGAGGCGAGCTTGCCGGCACGCCGATGGGCAAATACGGGGACTGGCGGGTACGCCTGGATGGCGTGTCCTACTCGTGCGCCAAGATCATCTGGTTGTTGGAAACCGGATCGTGGCCCGAGTTTCGTCTGCTGCACATCAACAAGGATCGGGAAGACATCCGGTTTTCCAACCTTGAAGAGTCCTACCGGCGGGACGGGCGAGGGCGATAGCCTCGCCTCACCCTCAGTTGACATTCTCCCCCTCAAGGTATTTCCCTTGTAGGAGGCGGATCGCGTGTTCGACCTCAAGCAGGTCACCAAACTCGATGGCAGAGATCTCGACGTCGCAGCCTCGTTCGAACAGTTCTGGCAAAACGGGACCCAAGTAGAGATGTTTCACGCCGTTGATGGTCATGGTGACCAAATGGACATACCTTGCCTGGGCGGGTATGCCGAACAACTCCCTTAGTCCTGACAATACATCTTGATTCATCCCATAGCTCCCTTGACAGGCCCTTTATTGTAGAGAGCGAGATCCAGCGATAGGCGGTCGATGAAATCCTCCTGCTCTTTTGCCTTGATCTGGAGCGATCTTACTTCAACTGCGAGCGCCTCCATCTGGATATTTTGGACCTCGATCCGTCGTCGGAGGGCGTTGATGTATTCCAGGAGTTCCTGGTCCGTGATCCGTGAAGGGGGATCCTCGGTCGAATTCAATGCGGGGCGTAGGGGGATGGTTTGTGAGTTCATGTATTGAGTTCCTTCAGTTTTGCTTCGATCAAGCGCACAAATGCCTCTTCCCATTCGCTATCAGCGATGTGCTTTACTTCCTCCTCCGTCAGCCCGACCCACGGTTTTTTAAACGCCGGGTGCGGTGTCGTAACTATCGGAGCAGACGCATCCCAAGTCACGAGGTCTGGGCCGTAGTTCTCTACCAACTTTGCACACGCCTCACGCTCCGCTGCAACACCAGCTTCGTAGCCGTCTTGGTAGTACCTGGCTTTCTGCCTTGTAAGAACAGCGTGTTCAACAAGCGCGGCAAAGCGTTCAAGGTGATCGTCCAATCGAAACTGAACTGACCCTGTGCCAGTCATAGCGCCAGCCTCCCGCGCCATGCGAATGATGTCATCTCGGTTCATTTCCGCTTCCTGATCGCCGCTGCGATCGCAAGAGTACCCATCCCCTCTTGTCCCAGGTCCTCGGTCAATGCAGCACAGGCCTTGCGCTCTGCTGTCCGGCCTGCCTCAAAGGCCTCCTGCCAGAACTTCTCCAGGCCCTGGGCACTGAAGATCCAGCCTGCTGTCAGCGCGCCGTGGTTCTCGGCCCGTGAAAGGATTTCATCTCGCGTCATGTCGTCTCCTTTGGTTTGTAGGTGGGCTCAATCAACGCGCGGATCTCCGGTGGGATCTTGGGCAGTGGATACCAGCCCACGAACCACGTGTCCTTGCCATCCCACCAGCCTGTGCTGGCAATGCCGGCTTGATTGAGTAGGAGCACCTTCGGGCCTGTGGGGCAGGTCTCCATCGGTCGATAAACTAGCGTCGGGTCCGTGATGGCGTCTTGGTTGGTGGTCATCCTTGTTCCTCGTTCCGTAGTTCTCGGGCCAGGAACCGAAGTTCCACGATCCGCGCGCACTCACGCAGTTTGCTCACATTCGTGCGCTTCATGACTTCGATCGCAATCGCGATGAACGTCTCAAGCTCGGCGCGTTCATCGTCGCCCCATCCAACGAGCTCGGCCACGCACTCTTGCAGGCGCTGGTCCTTGAGCCGTGAGACTCGATCGACGACGTATTCGAGGTCGTCGCGATCGAGGGTGGCTCGTTGTTGAATCAGTGCTTGCATACGCTTGGCCTGTTCAGCAACGAAGTCCTGTCCGGGCTTCACGCGCCGCCTTTGCGCTTGGCGGGCACGACGAAGGACTGCAGGGGGACTCGGTGATCGCCGGGCTCGTCGTAGAAGGTCCTTTTGTGTAGGTCTGCGGGCAGCAGGAAGTGGTTGGGATAGATCTGTCGGACCTTGTTGATGGCGTCGTCAAGATCTTTGTTGGACTTGGCGTAGTCCTTGGTCCGTGGGACGCTGCGTAGTTCGTCAAACATGGTTTTTCCCCGAGAAAAGGCGTTTGATGCGTTGCCAGAGGATCCGGCGAACGGAAAGGCCTGAAAGGCGGCGATGGAGTTCGGCGTTCTCAAGCTCCAGCGCGGTGGTGTGCTTGGAAAGGAGGGCATAGGCGTGCTCGTACTCCGCGCGAATAAGCCCGCGTTCGGCCTCTAGTAGAGCGTCGCACTGGTGTTCAAGTTCCAGTATCGTTTGAGCGCGTATCTTCTCCGTCAGCTCTGCGAAGGTAGGGCGGGGGCGTTTGTTCATGGCGGGTCCTTGGCTCAGACGGAGACGAGAATACCGGTGTCGTCGGCGTTTTCGTCGGGGAAGTGGGAGAAGAGTTCGATCGCGGTCTCTCCGGTCTCGGTGTAAATCAAGATGCGGCGAAAGTGATAGTTGTTTCGCTCCTCTTCGGGCCCGACGACAACCTTTTGGACGTTGTGCAGTTGCAGGGTGGCAAGGTTAAACATGGCAGTTCTCACTTTCTCTCAGTGGTATAGAACATGTAGGCCTCGTAGGCGATTGCCTCGTTGGCAAAGGGCGGCGGGAAGTGGCCCGCGAAGAGCCACTGCACGACCGGGTTTTCAGTGAACTCTTCATAAGTGAGTTCGGGCGGGAGCAATTCGATCGTGCCCTCGCCTGCTTGGACATCAAGCCTCGCCCAGGCATGCTGCAAGAGCATCAGGGCTTCGACAGCGCCCTTTCCGATGCGTCTCATACGATTCCTTTCGGTGGTGTGATTAGATGGACGTTGCCGGAGCGCTGGTTTCTTTCGATGAAGTCCACTGCCTGTTCAACCTCGTAGACGGTGCAGGTCTCGAGCTGCGCTTCGTGCAGATCAGCGAGGTCCTTGAGCGCTTGCCATTGCTCCGCGTTCATGATGAAGCGCTCGGTGGCCGCGCCGCGCGTGGCGAGGTTGACGAGGTGCTTCTGGATCGTGGACAGCGACTCGAGGTGATCCTTGCCCAGGCCGTGCATCGCCAGCGCCTCAGTGAGGTTGAGCATGGCCATGAGCCGTGCGACGTCATCCTTGTCTGCCATGCCCAGGCGCAGCCGCTCAAGCGCGGCACGCGTGCGCAGTTGCACGGTGACGCAGTAGCCCTTGATGTCGGACAGGCGCTGCATGCCGGAAAGTACGAACGACATCGTGTCGCGGATCACGGGCCGTGGCCGGTGCTTCTTGTTGCGCTTTTTCATGACCGCCGCCGTGCCGCTTTGACCTCACGCAGCAGCGCCCGCTGAAGACGCTCTTCGTCAAAGGACATGGCAGGGGCGGGGCGCTGGTAGAGGATGCCGATGCGAACGCGGCCCGTGTTGTAGAAGAAGGTCTCGGACTGGCCACGAATGACCTCGATCTTGCCGGTCTGCGGGTTCTTGACGAGCATAATCAGAACCTCGCCTCTGGAACGTCGGACAGGTCCGGGGTCCGGGAAGATTTTTTCTCGGAACGCAGCGCCTTGCGCTGGGCCGGGGTCAGTTGCTCAAGCGGCGTGAGCCACTTGGCACCATCCCAAACAGAAAAAGGCCAGGCCAGGGGCACGGGGGCGGGGGGCTTCTTGGACATCGCGTTCTCCTTTCTGGTTGCGACTAAGACTTGCGTCTAGGATTTGGATCTTAACACTTCCAATTCACGTGTCAAGGCCTCATTGCGAAGTTCTGATTGAGTCCACGCAAGCTTCCATTGCCGGGACTCCTCGAGCTTGTCGGCGCAGGCGGCCAGGAACTCAGCGTGCTCTGGATAGCGGCTGCCAAGAGAGCGTAGTTCGTCACTCATTTTCACTGTATGCCTCGATGATTTCATCTTCTAAGAGTATGCGCAGGTCGTCGTCGATGCCTTGTGTGATATCAATCGTCCGGGGCTTGCCGCTTGGGCCGGTGACCGTGAGCATGACGCGTGTGATATCGACCATCGGAGGCATCATCGTACCGTTGATTTCCAGCGATGGCCAGACCTCAAAAGTGAGTTCGACGGGGAGCTTTAGCTCCGTCTTGTAGTACATCTTCGTTAGCTTTTCCATCTGGATTTTCCTTGTGTCGGTTGGCTTCAATGCGTGCGAGGAGGGCGGACTCTTCCGAGGCCCTTGCAAACGCCTCGCCGACGAGTTTGGATATGACCTGTGAGATCGGCATTTCGTAAAAGAGAGACATCTCCTTGAGCTGCGCGTGGGCGAGCTCTGGAACGCTGACCGTGTGCCATCGTGCGCCGGGGCGCGTGGACGGCGACAAGCGGTACGGGTCCTCGCGCCATTTCTTCTTTGGCCCGATCTTGCGTGGCCGACCGCGCTTCTTGGGCTTAGGCGGCTTGGGGGGTTTCTTTAAGTGGTCCAATCCGTTAGCTCCTAGACGATCTTTGAATTTGTACTTCTTGGGTTCAACCTCCTTGGGGAGGTTCATCCAATGTTCAATGACCCAGTCCTCTGGGACGCGATAGCCGTTGACGACCTCTCGTGGGACGTAAACGATTTCAAGGGGCCGTGGACCGCGCTTGTACTTAGGCGGGATCGGGGGCTGCTTGATGACATATCGCTTTTTCACAAGCTTTCTTTCTTTCTGAAAAAGGGCCGGGAAGTGATCCCGGCCCAACCATCACCACAAGGAGACAACGGAAACCAGCATCCATTATGCCGCCTCGCCCCAGGAAGGTCCAGTCTCCACGTCAACGCGTGAGGGTACTTCCAGGCTCACCGCCTTGGTCATGATGTCCGCCGCTTCGCGGGCCTCGTCTCGTGAGCCGACCGACACGGCCAACTCATCATGGACCTGGAGCAAAAGCTTAAAGCCCGCCTTGTGGAGCGCGACCATGGCGGACTTGGTCTGATCCGCTGCCGAGCCTTGGATTAGCCTGTTCAGGCCCTTGTAGGTGCCGGCGCGCTTGATCCGTTGTCCGTAGGCCATGATCGCCTGCTCGTACGGGAGCGCCTTGTTCACACCGTACTGCACGGGCTCCCAGAGCGGGAAGCGGCACTTGCGGCCCAGGAGCGTGCGGATCGCGCCACCGGAGGCTGGGTGCTCGATGCGGCGCATGACCGCGTCCACCGTGCCGCGAAGGAAGGGGACTTTGCTGTGGAAGGTTCCGATGAGCTCGCTCGCCTCTTCCAAGGGCAGGTCCAGGCTGTTGGCGAGCTTTTGCTTACCCATGCCGTACATGAGCCCCAGGCCGATGGTCTTGGCGGCCTTGCGTTTGATGCCGGCCATGTCCGCGACCATTTGGTGGAAGTCGGTATTGGGGTCGGAGCGATAGGCATCGGCCATCTTCTCAGCGCCGGGAAGACCGAGTAAGGTGGCGTAGTGCACCAGCAGCCTCGGCTCCTGTGAGGAGAAGTCATTTGCCGCCCAGATCTGGTCCTCCTCCGGCAGGAATAGACTGCGCACCATCGGGCCGATCATTTCGTGCCGACTCGGAACCTGCTGGAGGTTGGGGTTGGCAGCCGACAGGCGGCCGGTGACTGTGCCGCCGTCCTCGTTTCGCATTTGGTTGAAGTGCGTGTGGATGCGGCCGTCGCGTCGAGCGTGCTCAAGGTAAGGCGTCAAGAACGTGCCGTGGGTCTTGTTCAGTTCTCGCGCCTCCACGATCATCTTGGCCATCGGATGGTCGTGGCTGTCCAGAAAGCTCTTGGTGAAGCTCGGTGCCCCTTGAGCCGTGCGCGGGTATTCGATGCCCAGTCTGTCAAACGCTCTCGCGACGCTCGCCGCCGCCCAGATATCGACCTGCTCTCCGGCCTGTTCTTTGAGTGTTTGCAAGATCTGTTTTTCTTGTTGCCGCAGGTCGTGGATTAGCTTGTCGCACTTGGTGCTATTGAAGCGGATGCCGCGATAGGTAACGTCAATGAGGATAGGCAGCAGCTCCGTCTCCAGGTTGAAGATGGATTCGACGTCCTCAGAGCGAAGAAGCGACTTGAGGTGATGCCAGAGTTTGAGCGTGAGCGCGGCGTCCTGCTCGGCGTACTCGCCCACGTGCATGGCCGGCAGCTTCCACAGCTCCTTCTTGGCATGCACACCAAAGTCCTGTGCAGCCTCCTTCAGGCCCTGTTCAGACTTCACCTCCCTGAGGTAATCAAAGCCCAGGCTGTTGAGCGCGTAGCTGAAGCGGTTCTCATCCAAAAGCGGCGCAGCGAGCATCGTGTCGATGATGCGGCCGTTGACCGTGAAGCCCGATGCTCGAAGCCAGCCTATGTCGTAGGCGGCGTTGTGGCAGATTTTGTCAGCCGGCGTAGCAAGGACATCGGCCACCCATCGCTCCACAATCCGACGATCAAGGTTACCGCCGCCGCTATGAGCAACAGGAAAATAGCCTGCCCATCCGTCAACGGCAACAGCGTACCCAACAATGTGGCCGTCACGACGAGGCCAGCCTGGGCCCATGGATTCCATGTTCGGATCACAGGTTTCGAGGTCAATTGCAATCTCCGTGGCTGTGGACAAGTTGGGAAAAGACTGTGGAGGGATCCACTCCGACTGCCGTGGAAAGAGGGGCATGGTGTTGAAGTCGCGTTTGGTCACAGCCGAAATCCTTTTCGCTCATCCTTCGGGAGCACGATGTGCAGGGTCTGTTTGGCGCGGGTGATGCCCACGTACAGCAGCCGGTTCACGTCGTCCGCGTTGCGATCGTATTCTTTTGCGAATTTGGTGGTCAGATCCGCCATCAGGAGCACGTTGTCCGCCTCGCCGCCCTTGGCTGCGTGAATCGTGGACAGCTTAATGGGCACTTTACCCGTGAGCCGTGTTCCGCGACGCAGAACAGCGATCAAGTAGCGTCGCTGGTTCTCGGCGATCTTGGTAAGCGCCTCATGCCAGATTTCTGTAGAAAGAAGTCCGTGCTTTTCTTTCAGGAGATCGAGCGTATACAGCGCAGCCGGGTCAGCGGTGCGCAAGCCCTTGTAGCCGTGTTTCACGAGCTTGGTGTCAATGTACTTGTAGATCGTCTGGACGACTTGGAACGGCACTTCCTGACCCTTTCTCAGGCGCTCCCAGCCGATGACGGCCGTGAGCACGGACTCGGGGATGGACCGTTGTCCGAAGCGCTCAAAGAGTAAGCCCTGGCTCTTGAGCCAGTCGTACATGTCGGCGAGCATGTAGTTGGCGGCCGCGAGGATCAGCCAGTCGCCTTGAGCGACGTTGACGTCGTGCCAGTCCTGGTAGTAGTGGATGCTGCCTACCTCTTCGCGAGCGCGCCATGCCTTGGGCTGGCGCTTTTTGATCCGGTGGACGACGGCGTTGGCAAGCTTGTGGATCTTTGCGGGCACGCGGTACGACTGCTCGAGCACTTTGATCTGGCCTTTGAAGTTCAGGAAGCTTTCGACATCGGCCCCGGCCCAGGTGTAGATGGCCTGGTCGTCGTCGCCTGCCAGAAAGCAGCGCTGGGAGCGCAACGCAAGTTGTTCTACCAGCCTCCATTGCAAAGGTGAAAGGTCTTGTGCTTCGTCGATGATGAGCGCCTCGAGCCGTGGCAAGCGCTCCGGCTGCTGGACGATCAACTCCAAGAGGTCGGTGAAGTCCAGAAGGTTGCGGGCGTTCTTGTAGTGCCGATACGCACGCTCGATGAATTCGAAGTAGTGCCACTCGATCTCGATCTCTGAGCGGTTGTAGTGCTCACGCAGGTCCAGGCCCTTGATCCGTGCGATGTTGATCTCGTTCAGGATCGGGTGGTCCGTCTTGACAATGAAATCCTCTTCGCCCGTATCAGTTGCGAGCGTGATGCCTGCCTCGCGTGCGAACTCCTGGTAGTGCTCGACCGCCATCATGTCCTTTGTGCCAAGGCCCAAGCAGCGGTAGGCAAGACTATG